TCTAAGTCACCTTGTATCTCTGGAATGTCTGAATTGAATTGCATATTCCAATGAAACAAAGTTTGACCTAAAGGTCTTAGTAAGTAGTCGTCAATATTTTTTATAACAGTTTTAATATTTAAAGCTGCCGCACCCATCAACATTGACATACCTGAAGCTGTTCTTGTAGTCGATTGGATTCCTGTTTGACCATGTGAGTAAGAAGGAATACCCGTAGACTCATCCGCTAACTGTCTAAACCTGTCAAACATTTGCATATTCTCTGGAGCAGTACTCGGGAATCGTAAACCGTGTATCGCCTGACCTACTTGTCCGCTTTGTCTTCTAAATATTTTTCCAGGATATACTGTCATATCTTGGCCCGGTACTAACATTGTTTCATCAACATCAAAGACTAAGTTACCTGCGAGTGCTAAGTTATCAATTGCCATACGTGCATGACCATTCATGATAGTTTGTGCATCATCCATATTTTCAGGTATGCCAACACCAAAGAATTGATAGGGATTAATTTCATAAGGACATACCATAAAGGGATTTCTAGCAGGGGTAAATGGGTTTAATACTAGTCGTAATATTTGTCCATTAGACACCCAAGCATTAATCTGTACTTCGTCTAACTCACTAGAAATTTCATCAGGCATATCAATACCTGCTTCTTCTACTAATGCTTTATCTATTGTACCCCAATACTCTAAAACTTCAAATCTATTTTTGTTAAACTCTTCTTGATTTTCTCTATCATAAAGAGCTGTTTCGTAGCTTCTTACTTCATAATTAGGGCCACCTGCTAATACTTCTTTAATAGCTGACTTTCTAAAGAAAGGTCTATTCATCAAGTCTCTTAACTGTGAACGAGTATATATATGGCGTTGAATGATGTAATCAGCATCTTCAACATTAATGGCATCAGGGTCAGGATATAAATCCCAACAACTAACTGCTTCTACTCTTGGTACTAACTTTGATTTTGGTTGATATACTCTTTCACCGTTTTCGTCTAATACCCATTGATGAACTGCTTGTTCGTAGTTAAAAGGTCCTTTAAGAACTCCAGTACCTAATAGGCACATTTCAAATAATACATGTCGCATTACTGAAATAGCATGTGTTTCTTCTAACTGGTCATGGATTAATCTTTCCATGTTTCTTGCGGCTTCTTCTGCAGGTTCTATTTGAGGCATTGTTTTTAAATCAGGTGCTGGACCTGCTTCAAAACCTGCCTTACCATACGTATCGGATAACCCATTAAGGATATCGCTAGAAGTAGAACCCGGTGCTATTTCTCTACCATCCCCTTCAAAACCATAGATGTCATCCATCCTCTGGTCTTTCTGCATATTTTCAGGTTTTAGATGTGCGTATTTTTCTATACCTGTTGGGTCTGTTGTAGGAAATATACCAATAGGAAATTTACCCTGTGAGAATAAAACTTCTATTAGTTGTCCATATGCAGCAAGAACTTTGGTTTTTGTTACTTTAACAAATACCTTAGACTTTTCTGAATCTCTAAAAGCCATATCAGAACCATAGACACCTCTATAGTTTCTATAACTTCTTAGCCATCTTTTTTCGTCATAAAGACGAGCCTGTTCTGATTCTTTTAAGCGAGACTCAATAACACTACCTAAGTTATCAAAGGCAGTATCTTTATCCTCTGATAGAGACTTTACTCCATCAGATTCAGAGTTCAAGCCACTTGTTGTTGGTTGTGGCATTGTTTACCTCTTAGTAGTCTTTCTCGTCAGCCATTGAGAATACTTTTTTATCTACACCTGATTTGGATTTACCTTTAGGGAAAGACTCATCGTGTAAGTTATTATCTTTTGGAAGAGAACCTTTCTTTACTACGTTCACCATAGATTGTTTTGGTGATTTGGCGTCTTTGCCATATCCCATATTATCTTCTGGTAAATCACCCATCTTGTAAGTTTTCATGATTGCCATTTTACTTTTCTCCTTTTATTTTTTTCTGTATGTATGGTAATAACCAAGGGTTATCTACCCACACAGTTGTTAGTCCATTCGCAAGAGTATTGCAAATTCTTTCTTCTTCTTTATCATTTAACTCTATTCCCCATTGATATATTATTGCATGTAATATTTCATGAATAAAAGTATTTATGTGAGATATAGAATCTTCATCATCTGATAAAGCTATTACACCTTCATTAGCTATAAACTGCCCATGTACATCATTTACTTTTGATAACAAAGGGTCTAAATTTAATATCTGGTATTTTTTATAACCTATTTTAATTTCTTTTGCCATTAGTATCCAAAAACTTTATCTGCAGGTTTAAAGTCTACGGTTTGATTTACTCCAAAATTACTTGTCCTTGTTGAGGGGTGCATCGGTCTGCTCATACATCCATAACGTAAAGCATCGTAAGCATGGTCTTCGGCATGAGTATCAACATCCTCTGGATTACTTTTATCTATAGGTAACATGGGTAATGTTCTAATTAAGTTTGTACAATTTTCAAAAAAGAATAATGTTGGATATCCTGTTTTTTCATCTGGTCTTAATCTTTTATGTAGTTCTAACTTACCTGCGACACGACTTCTAGGAGTTCTGTCTGATGGTCTCCAACGGCATCCTTCTTGAATCATTGTTTCAGCAATACTCGGTCCTATATCACCCCGTCTTGCCCATGTAGAACTATCAAGTACACCATATCGAATGTATTCACCTTGTTCTGCTTCTAAAACTTTTCTAGCAAATATATCTGCTGTAATCTTTTGTGTATATAATTCTCTGTAGACAAATATATTATTATCATAGTCTATAGCAAACCATAAACAACACGCAGGTGAACTATACCCCCAGTCAGCCGCTCTGAATCTCATCCAGTTTCTTGGAATATCAAAAGGTTTAACAACATGAAGTTCTTTGTTAAACTCTGGAAAAGATGAATCTTCAAATGCTTCCCAGTTCCCTTCTAAGAATTGTTTTCTTTGAACTTCAGGTAATGATGCCAACATAGCGTAGTAGTCATCTGTTTGCATCAAGTAAGGATTATCCTGTAACTTTGCAGGTATATATTTTCTTGTAATCTTTTTTATACCTATAGGAGTTTTAATTTCTATTTCAAACTTTGTGTTTGCAGGAGCGGGGTCAACAAACATTTCTTTAACCCACTGAGAACCTACGTTACCAGGATTTCCTGTTGCTCTCATGTAGACAGGTATATTAGGGTCGACACTTCTTAAAGACGACCTAAGAAAATTATAAATATCTTCTGTTGGATACTGAGGTAGTTCATCTATTCCAATCCAAGTGTATGATTGACCTTGGTAGCGTAAAACATCAGTTAAATTCTCTGCGTATCCAAACTCTACTCTAGCCCCTGAAGGAAACTTCCATTCCTTTTCTTGCTCTCTCCATTTAGCACCGGGGTATGCTTTAGGATATAATTGCTGAGAGTGATTAATTAAATCTCTAAGTTCAGGCATTGTACGTCTAATTAACAACGCTCTGTGTTTTTGTTTATCACAATACCGTAGTGGGTCGACTAACATTGCGTAAGATTTGCCACCACCTCTTGCACCACCGTAAAATACTTCACGTTCACTAGATGCTAAGAACTCTGTTTGTGGCCCATCGTTAGGCTCAAAGATAACTTCTTTATCTTTTAGTGCAGCTTGGATATTCGGTGAAGTCTCATCAATTTTATCTTCTTCGATAATTTGCTTCTTGCCATCAAACACTTGGTCAAGTTCTTTAAGTCTATTCTTGGTGGCCCAAAAGTTTTTCTGTGCCTTTTCAAGTTCTTTCTTCTTTTCACGAAGCATGTCTTGGGCAGACTTTCGAGCCTTCTTCTCTTTGACTGTAAGAGGAGCATTAAGGCTAGTTCTTCGTTTTCTACCAAGTTGTTTAGGTTTAGGTTCTTCTACCACCCTTTATGTATTACCCTTTTTAAAACTTCTCTTAATCCCATTCCTGTAATCTTTCTACCTGTATGATGAGACAACCATTCAGCAGTTTCTTTATATGTACAATTGTTTTCTATAAAACCTTTTGCTTTCTCAATCATTTCCATATGCTCAGGAATTTGAATTAAAATATTATTATCTTCTTCAGAAACTTTATAACCTAAAGGTATGACTCTACCTTTTCTTTCTCTTTTGATTATTGTATCATCCATTATCTTTAGGAGGTAGGATAAATATACCATGTGCTACTTTAGCATTGATATCTACTTTTTCTCTCTTAGCTAGACCTACTCTATCTAAGATTTGTTTGGCCGCTTCCATTCTTATAGATGCTCCAGGTGTTGAACCATCTTCTTGTAAAGCGTTAATCATTCCCATACTGGCTCTTGGGGCAAAGGCCGCTAAGAGTTTTTCTGCTCTATCAATAATCTCATCCTTTAAAGATTTTAAAGGTGTGTGATAATCGGCATATCCTGCAATTTCACCTGCTAGTTTTGGGTCGCCTTGTGCTTCACCAAACAATGCATCTAAAAAAGTTTGTTGCTTGTCTGTTAGTGCAACATCATTTTTATCATTTTCAGGAACTAACATTTTTTATTTTTTGTAATTTCTTTTCTCTTTTTTCTTGAACCCACTCAGGTGACTTTCTTATTCCTGCTTTTTCTTCTATCTGTGCTTGTTTCATTCCTGCTCTAGCACTGCTTAACATTTGGTCTCTACCTTTGTGTTCACCTCTAGCGATGAAGGAAAGGTTGGGTGCAGTTATCACCATCTCTACATTTTTATGGCGTAGTGGCTTTGTCCTATCTTCTACCGATAGATACTCATCCCAAACCTTTCCTGTTTTTTTATTCCGATAAGAATAAACTGGCATATACTATTTTACTTTAATTGTTTTTGGTTTCTTTTCTTCTGGTATATTTTTTTCTAATGTAATGTATAGTATACCATTTTTCATTTCAGCAGATTCTACTTCTGTGTACTCTGCTAATGTAAAAGATTTATTAAATTTTTTAGAAGAGATACCTTTATAGATATATTCATCTTTTAATTTTATCTCACCACTAATTGTCATTACATCATCTTTTACTTGAATGTCAACATCGTCTTTAGAAAATCCTGCAAGAGCAAATTCTATTGTCCACTTATTGTCATTCTCTTTTTTTATATTGTAATGTGGGTATCCTTTAACATCTGTTCCTGTTATAGAATCTAATCTGTCAAAGAATGAATCAAACCCTATTGTATAGGGCATATATTTATCTAGTGTAAAAGTCATTTATACCTCCTTGCTTTAAGCTAGATATAGCATCTTACTGTGTAAGATTTGATAACCCTTTCGGCATCATCAAACTTTTAAAACTTATTTCTTTTTCTTTTTGGTTACGCCTTTAATCTTACCTTTATTTTCTGTGGCGTAAAAAACCTTTTTACCTTTTTCTTTGCCATACTGTTCTTCCATGGCTTTCTTAATCTTCTTACCTTTTTTAGTTAGTGGCATATTAAAAATCTAATTTTAATCCTAGTTTAATATTTTTTTTATCGGCTTCTAGTTCTGTTGATAAGTTATTTTTAAATGATTTATTTAATTTAACATTTGCACTACCGTCTTTACTCATTGTAAACGAAGACATAAAAGTTTCATTACCATACTTGATTCCAATTTTGTTATTGGATAATGAAGTGTATTTGGCGTAAGGAACTTTGCTCTCTATAAAATTTTCTATCTTTTCTTTTGCTTTATTAACTGCTTCTTCTTGACCTAAGGCTTTTAGTGTCAAGCCTACAGTACCTGCAACAGCTTGTTGCCCTGCTGTCTTTAATTTTTTTTCTACAGCTTCTTTTTGATTATTAGATTGAGCAATATCCGCTAGTTCATTACTGATAGTTCTAACTGCATTTGTATAATTTTTTGAGGTCATATTAAATATTTACTAGGCCATCCCCTTTTTAATTTTTTGATTTGCGGGAGGGTTTTTCTTACTACCCCCTGGACCTGCCCATAAAACTTTGTCAGCCCAGTAAGCAGCACTTGTTTTACCTTTTGCAATATTTCGGCCATGCCTTGCTTTAAACGAAGCCCTTGCTTCTTTACTATAGTTATGACCCATTGATGCATCACCAAATCGAATGAGTTTTGGTCGACCATCAACGAGAATACCGACTTTACCTTTCTTACCGCCTTCGGTAGTCCTAACGGGTTTGTTAAAACCTTTGAGATTATTTCT